AGCCCGAGTTCTCGCGCGAAGGCTTCAGCAATGCGGCGGTCGCCGGTTATCTCCGACATGCGCAGCGCTTCAGCAAGCGTCAGATGGTGCGTGGTGTTGTTCGGGTTGACCTTGTTGCGCAGAACTGCGCCGGACATTCCGAGCCGCGGCGCCAGCGACTCGGTGCCTCCCGGATAGTCGTGCGCAACTGCGTAGGCTGCGTCGGTGATGTTCACGTGTGGTCCTGTTGAACGTTGTGCAGTGCGCAACTAAAGGTTGTAATTAGTTCCACAGTCGCGGCCTGCGGGGATTCAGGCTGCGGCTGGCTGTTCAGTCTTCGCTTGATCGAGGCCTTCAAAAGCCTTCGGATAGGCAACGCGAAGAAACTGAAGGCGCGGCTTCGGGATTCCGTCCGTGCGCCATTGATGGACCGAAGGCGGCTTGCACTCGCAGATCTTTGCGACAGCAGTCGTTCCGCCCAATCGGTCGATGACGGTATTTGCGAATTGGTCCATTGCAATGCCTCTGTTGGTTACGCCGGCTTCATTTTAGGCCGGCCTAAACGCTATTGCAAGCCACACCTAAAAAAAACTCGTTTAGGCTTAACTAATGGACACTTGGAACTCTCGGCTCGCTGCAGCCCTCAAGGAAAGCGAATACAACGCTCATCAGCTCGCCCAGGCCATGGGCCTCAAGGCGCCCTCCGTATCGGCTTGGATAGGCGCTGGAACCATTCAGCCAGCCAAGAACATCACCGGGGAAAACCTGCTGCGCGTGTGCCAGCTGTTGAACGTGCGACCCGAGTGGGTGATGTTCAAGGAAGGGCCAATGCGGCCCCCGTCGAAGTCATCGCTTTCTAACGAAATGCTTTCGGTAATTGCTGCGCTGGAGGAAATTGACAGGAGTGGTGGAACTGAACGAGAAGATGCCCTCTATTTCATCAATCGCTTGCTGCGCAAGGATGCTAGCGAAGTAAGGAAGGCCGGTTAATTGTTAAAAACTGGTGTTTACCCTCATTAGTAAACGTTTCCGAAAGACCCACTATTGACCGACACATTTGGCTAACCACAGCGGAATGTGTAATCCCTACTCAAGGAGAAACGGGGGCATATGTGGGCAATAAGACCGAGTGTGAAGCAGTCGTGATCCCGATAGAAGTTGGTCGGGCGCTTAAGGTGCAGCGTCAAAACACCAGAGAGAAACCACGACGGGACGAAGCGCCAGCTTTGCGACGACTAGTTCAATGCGTCGAGATGCTGGCGGAGCTGACACGGGAAGTCGCGCTGAACCAGTAATCATCGAAGGCCCGCCTTGCGCGGGCTTTTCTTCGTCTGCGATTTAAGGCCGACCTAAAATAATTCTTGACCTGTTCTTTAGGTCGGCCTAAGATTCACCTCACAGCAACACCACACATGAGGTGACCAGATGCAAACCCACAGCTACGTAAATCTGCGCCACGGCGTTCTGCACAGCTCTGACTACCGGTGCCGCAACGGTCACCTGGTGCACTGCTACTTCACGACGATTTTCTACGACGACATCTGCTGGGGCTGAGCCATGAGCGCGATTCCGCTTGTCATCAACAAGACCATGAAGTACGGCGACTGGATGTTTGATCGCGAGCTTGATGCGCTCGACCGCTCAGCCCTGATCGCTTACGACCGCCGCGAGCGCATCGAGCGCGAAGTCAGCTTTGACGACCTTCTCGAAGAATGCGTGGAAATGACCGGGCCGCAGAAGGAAGCGTTCATGGATGCGCTGGCGCGCGGCAGCAATGCGGACGTGCACACGATCTATTGCCTGCTCGACCAGGTGAAGGAAGCGATCGTGAAGCGCCGTCTTGCAGGAGGTGTGTGATGGAAGTCCGCCTCGAAAAGATCATCGAAGCCATGAGCGTTCTGAACGTGACGGCCGACCACCTGCTGAAGGCGCCGATTGACGATCAGGTTGCAGGTTTTCTTGCCGCGCAGTGCATCAAGTCGGCTGCGGATCTGCGTGCGGCGATGCACATGTCAGAGCTTCAGAACGCACAAATTACGGGAGCACTGCAATGAGCGGCATCGCAATCCTCTGCCTTCTCTGGGGCTTCCTCGCACTGTGCTGCTGCGCGTTTGTGCGGGGTGCAGCGTGATGACGACCCTCTACCGCCGTCGCCAGTACCGCGACCGGCGCGATCAGCCGACGCTGGCTGACCTGGTCGACGCTGACGTGATCATCGGCGCGCAGTGCTTCGTCGCCGGCTTCTTTTTCTTCGCGCTGCTGATGCTCGTGTTTTTCGGTGAGCGCTTTCTTGCGATCTTCGGAGGCTTACATGGTTAAGAACCTCGACCTGCGCCACGTGCGCACCGGCGTAAAGCTCTCGCGCGCCGAACTGCTGGACTCGGAATACCAGGCGCTGTGCGCCCGCACTGAACGCCGCCAGGAGGCTGCAAAGGCTGCGCTGGTTCGTCGCGGCGTGGAGCCGAGGGTGCGGATTGGCGCGCTGTTTGTGCCGAGCTACATCGCGAAGCACTTCCACCACTGCCCGACGGTTGGGGGTATGCGGTGATCCGCCGCCTCGACCACTTCACCGCCCGTCACCCGATCCTGTCGATGATCGTCGGCTATCTGCTGCTGGTGGCGTTTGCGATGGCAGTGCTGCCCGCTGATCCGACTGACCTGGGGCGTCCTACGCATCGGAGTGCGACGTGAACCGTGAACCCGTAACGATACGCGCGTCATCGTTCGGCAGTCTGTTTGACTGCCCCGCACGCTGGATCGCAATTCACCTGGAAGGCAAGCGGACGCCGAGTAGCGCGAACGCCGCGCTTGGAACTGCAGTGCACACAGGAACCGCGGTGTTCGACGAGAGCCGTCTGCCGGATCGCTCGCCGGTCTCTGTTGATGACGCGAAACAGGCTGCATACGAGGCTGCAACGAAGCCGCGCGATGAGGTCGACTGGGAAGGCGAACAGCCGACAAAGGCCGCAGACGTGGCTGTATCGCTGACGGAGCGCTATTGCACGCTGTTCGCGCCAACCATCGAATACGCGGCCGTCGAGATCAGCGTCGATTCCCTGCTGCTCACGGACCTCGACATCATTCTGACGGGCCATACGGACCGCGTGCGCCGCACTGCCGACGGTCTGGGTATCAGCGACCTGAAGACCGGAAAGATGGCCGTAGGCACGGATGGCATGGCCAAGACACACGGACACGCCGCGCAAATGGGCGTCTACGAGATCGTTGCCGAAACCGCGCTCGGCGTGCGTATGGATCTGCCGGCCCAGATTATCGGCCTGCAAACGAACTTGACGCCTGACAAACAGCGTATCGGGACTGGCGAGATAGAAGGTGCGCGCGAGGTCCTGATCGGCAATGAAGAACACACCGGCTTGCTCAACGTGGCAGCGCAACTGGTGCACGGCGAGATCGCTCCGTGGGGAAACCCGAAGTCGATGATGTGCCACAAGCGTTACTGCCCGAACTACCAAACCTGTTTCTGGAGGCGTTAAAAAAATGCAAGCCACTTCCACCGTGACCGATCTGCAACGCAGCGTACAACCGCGCGAGGCATCCATGCCGGTCGTTCGCGCGAGCTTCTTCGACCTGCAAGGGTTCGAACTCATGCAACGCGTCTCGAAAGCGTTCGCCGCGTCGACGCTCGTGCCGAAGGAGTATCAGGGCAATCTTTCCAACTGCATGATCGCGCTGAACCTCGCGGAACGCCTGAAGGCTGACGCGCTAATGGTCATGCAGAACCTGTACATCGTGCACGGTCGTCCAGGATGGTCCGCGCAATTCCTGATCGCCACGTTCAACCAGTGCGGCCGGTTCTCAGCGCTGCGCTATGAGTTCTTTGGCAAGCAAGGCACCGACGACTGGGGATGCCGCGCATGGGCCATCGAGAAAGACACGGGCGAAAAGATCGTCGGCGCCGATATCACGATCGCACTCGCGAAGAAAGAAGGCTGGGCCACGAAAAGCGGCAGCAAATGGCAATCGATGCCACAGCAGATGCTGATGTATCGCTCTGCGGCTTGGCTGGTGCGCGCCTATGCGCCGGAAATCGCAATGGGTCTGCCGACGGCTGACGAGCTGGCAGACGTGGTCGACATCAACGCTGATGGCAGCTACACGATCACGACGGAAAGCCTGCGCGGTAGTGAAGCGGAGACACGCCCGGTGGAGGTTATCGATCAAGGTACGGGCGAGATCATGCCCGACTACGGCGACCTGCTCGCACAAATCCAGAAGGCAGACAGCGTCGACGTGCTCGACATTGTGATGGACAGCGCGCGCGGCTTGCCAGAATCGGATGCGATCAAGTTGCAGCAGGCCTACGACGATCGCCGCGAAATCCTGCTCGGCGCCTAACCAGCGAATCATTTCAGCGTCGACTTTGCATAACGATTGATTATCAATTTTTTGTGGAGGATTTATGCGGGCTACTCCGAGAAGACTTGAAACTCCCTGTATCGAATCGCCGTTTCGGAAAGATAGGTATGGGTATGGCGATTACAGAAAGGGGAA